AGGATTAAGAACCATTCTTAATAACTTGCCATTACACACCCATATATTAGCCTGTAATTCATCATGTTCTTTTAAATCTTCAGGTATCTCTACGTTGTTTTCTTCTAGTATAGAGACATCACAATTACCCCAATACTCTAATACCTCAAAACGATATATACCATGTTCAGGTGCATAGTCAGATAAATCATCTTCCCAATACTTCTTGACATAAGACTCACCTGCTTCTACAACTTCGTCAATAACATTGTCTCTAAAATAAGGTCTCTTCTTTAATGCACGTAATTGTGTTCTTGACATCTTATGTCTTTCTATGACATACTGTGCCTCATCCATATTGGTTGCGTCAGGGTCAGGGTAGAAGTTCCACACAGATACGTGAGATGTAGAAGGAACTGTTTTAAATGTAGGACTATACTCACCCTCTTCGTTCCAATTAGGGTACTCTTTGTCTGTAGCAAAAGGTCCTTTCATAACACCTGTGCCAAATAAAGCCATCTCAAAAGCAGTGCTTCGTAATTGTTTACTTGCACCTGACTCCTGTAGTTGGTCTGTTATTTTCTTTTCCATGTTCTTTGCTGCGACCATAGAAGGACTAAATGTTATCGCTGTCGGAGTTTTACCAACTTCTTCTTTAAGACCTTCAATATCGCCCAACTTTTCTTCCAAAGGACCAAGCCTATCGAGTAGACTTTTTTCGGTAGCACCTTTAGGTAGCTCCATACCATCCCCAGAAAATCCATAAGGACTGACTTCTTCGGTATCTTCACTAAGTTCTTTAGGTTCTTTGGGGTCAAAGCTGACATCTTTTGCGACACCTTCAGGTAGCACTGTCGGTTCAATGCTAATAGGAAATTTGTTACCTGCAAATAATACGTCAACAATTTGTCCGTAAGCCGCGAGAGTTTTGGTTTTGGTAACTTTGATAAAAACTCTTGACCTTTCTGCTTCAGTAAATTGAACATCACTTCCGTATATCCCCCTATAATTTGTATAAGAACGTAACCATCGTTCTTCATCATTTCGTCTATAGTCTTCTGCTCTGTCGTATCTTTCCTGTATGAAAGGTATGATACCACTTACTCCTGCATCAGCTATTTCAGAATCATCTGTATCTTCTAATGCTATAGAATCACTATCTAATGTAATATCTTCTTCTGCCATATTAATATCCAAATGTTGCGTCTGCTACAGGCATACTACTTTGAGGTCTGCCTACAGGGTCATAGTCAAAAATACTAAATCTAGGTCTTGACATAATGCCATATCTTAGTGCGTCATAAATATGGTCTTCGGCTCTCGTATCCACATCTTCAGGATTTCTTTTGTCTAAAGGTATTGCAGGTAGTTGAGAGATTGTTTCTGTGCAAGTGTTAAAAAATACCATTCTTGGTTGTTCAGTAAATTCATCAATCTGTAATCTTCTATGTATTTCATTCTTACCTGATACCCTACTGCCTTTACTTCTATCTGATGGTCTAAACCTGCATCCCTTCATAATCATCTGTTCTGCTAGTGAAGGTCCTGTATCACCACGTTTGTGCCACAAGGAACTATCTAATACACCATACTTTATATTGCCATCTTCTGCTTCTGCATCTAATATCATATCTGCCAAATCTGTGGCAAGGACTTTAGAAACATACAACTCTCTATATATAACAAGTTGCTCATCTGGAGAAACAGCAAACCACAACACAGCACTATAAGAACCATAACCATAATCACAAGACCTAAACTTAACCCAATTTCTTGGAATTGAAAAAGGCTCAATAACGTGATTATCCCTATCAAACTCAGTGAAAGCAGCACCTTCTTTAATATCCCAATCACCTTCAAGCAACTGTCTCTTTTGGTGTTCAGGTAAGGATAGAAGCATTGCTTCGTAATCCCCTTGAGATGATAAGTATGGGTTGTCAGATAATCTAGCAGGTATGAATCTTCTTTTGAATAATGCTTCACCTGCTTTGCTATGCCCATCAGGGTATTTAAGAATCTTTCCTGTTTCAATATTTGTGGCATCAAACGCTTTTCCATAAGGTGCAGGGTCAATAAACATCTTCTTAACCCACTGATGACCCGGACCTCCGGGGTTCGTTGTTGCTCTCATATACACTGGTAAATCAGGAGCAGTAGAACGTAATCTTGACCTCATGTAATTCCAAGCAAATGGTGTTGCCCATTGCGTTAATTCGTCAAAGCCTATCCAACTAAAAGCTAAACCTTGATATCTTAGTACATCATCATCTCGGTCTAGGTAGGACATCCACAGTCTTGCACCTGAAGGAGCTACCCATTGCATCTTTCTTTCCGACCATTTTATCCCTTTGTATATAAGAGGATATAATTCTCTAGACTTCCAAACAAGTTCTCTTAGTTCTTCTGTCGTGTGTCGTAATAACAAGCCACTAAATTGTGGGTGGTTCATATACCTTAGTGGGTCAGCCAACATAGCATACGACTTGCCACCCCCTGCACTTCCCCCATATAACACTTCTCTTTCAGGAGAAGCAAGGAACTCTGTTTGAGGACCTTTATTAGGTTGGAACACTACGTTCTGTTCTTCTACAGGTACTTGTTCTACGTCTTCTATTACGTTAGGCTTTTGCTCCGATTCTACTTTCTTCGATGGCTTTCGCCTTCTCGATTGCTTTCTGGGCATACTCGGACCATCGTTTAAGAGTTCTAGCCTTGTTCTTACGTTGTCGTTCATGTAGTAATCTTTTTCTCAAACCTATGTGTGATATCTGTCTTCCTGTTTTTGTAGTTAGCCAATTAGCAACTTGTCTTAGTGAATATTGTTTTATGTATCGTCTAGCTAATTGTAGTGCTTCTAACTCATAAGGTATAGGGTCAAGTAACTCGTTATCGTCTTCATTAATCTTATATCCAAATGGAACAGTCCTTGCTATACGTGGTATCTGTATCCATTCCTTTTCATCTTCATCTTTTAAATCTGTGGGTTGTGGTAGCTTCCACTTACCTAAACTTCTATCCATTATCCCTGTTTCGGTGGTAATATCATCACACCACCTGATGCCTCTACTTGAACTTTCTCAGTTTTAATTAAACCAACTCTGTCAAGTAATTCTTTTGATGCAGATAATTTATCTCTAATACCTAACTGTGTTGGGTCATCTACACCACTTACCATAGCTACTGCTGCCTTTGGTGCATTTCTACTCATGTATAATTGTGTGGCTTCTATTATCTCTTCTTTCATAGATGCTACTACAGAAGCTGTTGCAGACTTACCTGAATAACCTGCTAGTAGTTTTGCTTGTACAACGTCACCACCTGCTTCTTCAAACAGAACTTCTAAAAACTTTTTTTGTCTTTCGGTTAATTCTCTACTCATACTGGTATGTCCTTAATCATTTGTTTTTCAACACGTTCTATTAATCGTTGTGCTCTGTTAGGTGTCTGCCACCTCCACGTGCTGTCTTGCATCTCGTCTGCCATCTTTTCCCAATTCATATCTTCTACGGCAGCAATCATCTTTTTAAATTTGGATAAACGAGGCTTACCTAATTGGAATGACATATTTATTAATACGTGTTGTATGTCTTCAGGCAGGGATTCAAAGTTACTAAATATATCTTGGCAGTCTTTTATAGATACTTGTATATCATTCTCAAACCATTCATTAACTTGTTCATTAGGTACTTTTGTTCCGACAGGTTTATCGTAGTAATCTACATCCCATTCAGTAATTAAATGTCCTATCCCTCCAGTCAAATGTGATTCTGAACATAAGTACAATTCGTATTTTATTCCCTCATCATCAGCTATCTCATTTTGTAGTTTAACTAGATTCATTTACTTTCCTTGTTTGACCTCTTCTAATTTCTTTTACGTGTAGATGCCAAAAATAATTACTTATCTTATTAATTATAACAAATATCTTTAAAAATGTCAAGGCTTTAATTTTCATTGGTAGTATGGACTCACTGTAGAATTAGGGTCTTCAACCCCCTCGACTGCTAATACTTCAGGTATGTAATACTTTAACATATTCTCTATACCCATCTTTAATGTTAGTGTAGACATTGCACATCCACTACACGCACCACTTAAAAATACTGTTACTATGCCATCCTTAAAAGATTGTAACTCTACGTGTCCACCATGCATCTGTATACTAGGCAATATAGACTCTGTTATTATTTTATTAATTCTTTTCTCTACGTCAGACATTACTTCTTTTTGAACATCTTTGCTGCTTGTCCGACACCCTTAATCCCAAATGACGCACTAATTGCGATATATAAGAGGTACTGATACCATTCTGGTAAAGTTGCCAATATACTAAATCCATGTTCCACATACTCTGTCATCCCGGGAATGAAGACTAATATAGCAGGGGTCAGTAGTACAACTAAAGCAAACTCATCCTTCCAAGATTCGTTTGTGGCATCAGCCATCTTGCCTTCCCACTCTATTTCACCTGCAGCTACCTTCTCTGCTACAGTTGCTCTTGCCTTTGCTTCGGCTACTTTAGCGAGACCATCGGCTTTTGTTTTTTCTACTTTGTTTTGAAACCACGTTCCTGCGAGATTTGCGAGTGGTCCTATCAGTGCTTGTATCATTCTTTATTTTCTCCTGCATTCTAGCAAGTCTTAGTTGTTCTTTTACTTTAGCTGAATCTACGAAATCTTGATGTTTTTTTTGCAGTCTTGCCGGGTTGTTTAGAAAATTGTTTACCTCGTTTAGTCGCTTTTCGTTTAGCAGCCGAAGAGGCGGCGTATTCAGAGGAAGATAAAGCCTTAATTGCTTTTTCAGGTAAATAACGCTCACCAGTTGCTTTACTCCCCTGTGTACTAGGTTTACCAGACTTTGTTCGCCATTTTTGTTTTCCCCACGCAACTAGTGACCTCTGTGATTTTTTTAATGCCATACTATTTTCATATGCCTCTTTAATCTCATCTATTGTTCTGTTGCACCCTATACACACATCGTCTTCTAATCTGCATATACCTATGCAAGGTGTCTCTAAAACTTGCCCATCCATTTGCCAACAATCCAAGCTAATAATCCTGCAAAGAATAATACGAATATAAAACCTATACTATATCCAAAATATTCCATTAACTCTGCTTGTCTTCTCTCTGCCATCTTCTCTTGATAACGTCTAGACTTTCTTGCTTCTGCTTGGAACTGTTGCCAATCTTGCCATAATCCGGGTCTGCCTAGATAAATCATTATCTTCTTGAGTTCTGCTTCTTTTTCTCTTATCTGTTCAAGAGCCATGAACTCTTCTAGGTCTGAACCACCACCTTTAGATTTTTGTTTACTTGCTTTCTTTTCTAACTGTTCCTTTGAAAATACAAAGTCAGATATCTGTTTAGCACAACCTGTAAGCTCTTTTCCGTTTGACACGAAACTTTTAATTACACTGAAAGCAGCATTAGCTGCAGCTAGTTCTGCTAACATTTTATTTCCTTATAGGTTTACAATATGAAGTTATCTTTAAATTAGGTCCTTCTTTTTGTGGTATTGTAGGTTGGTTATGCAGACGTTCTGCAAAGTATCGACATCTGTCAATGTCATCAAATCTTTGTGTTTGGTCTATTACTCTTGTTCCCATCATAAACACAAGCACAAACTCAATCATTATACAGGTACTCCTTGTACCTCCTCATCTGTTTCATCGTGGCAGTCACAGTTGCATTCATCACTTTTTTCGTTCATGCTCTGCTTTCAATCTTGCTTTGGCTGCTTTGGCTATCTTCACAACCTCTGTCTTGCCCATGACCTTTGCACGTTGTTCCATAACTGTTAGGATTTGTATCTTTCGTGCATAAGGTTTATTAACTTTTCTAACTTTTGCGACTGTTTCTCTAGCATCTTTTGCAGTAGCAAATTTAATTCTAACTGTGTCTTTAGGGTTTTCGTCAGTATATAAACGTCTATCCGACCCTTTGGGTTTTTTACCTGTGCCAACTTTAGGGTCTTTCTTCTTAGCCATTATCCTCGATATCCACCACCTGCTTT